ATTAAATCAACAGTTAAAGTAAATGATAATATTTATTCGACTACAATGAACCCCTTAAGTTTTACTTTTGGTGATTATAGTTTAACTGATATAGCTGGTACACATTATATGCATCCTGCAGGTTATTTAGCACGTTTGTTTAGATTTTGGAGAGGAGGAATAAAAATACATTTTTCCTTTGTTTGTTCAGCTTTTCATTCTATGCGTATACGTTTTAGTTATGCACCGTATATAAATGTTAGTTATTTAACACCTAATGCAGGAACATCAAGTTATAACGTGAATCAAATATGGGATATAAATAATCAAACTGATTATTCATTACGTATACCTTACATGCAATGGGCAGACTGGTGTGCTACTGGAAATGATATGGGGAAAATATTTTTAACTGCAATGACAGCTTTATCGTCCACTAAAGATACACCATCACCTATGTATTTGCAAGTATGGATGGGTATGGATGATGATTTTCAATTGGCTTATCCTATTATACGTAATCCAGGAGCTGAGGTGTATGCAGGTATTAAAATGTCTAATCCAGATATAGGTACATGGGCCACAACAACACGTCAAGATCAAATAGAAGAAGCTGAGCTTGTAGCACAAAGTAATGAACTTTTTGCACAAAGTAATGAAACTAATATTTTAACATCGGGCAATCCGTTGTTAAATTATAGAAGTATGCAATTTCCGGCTATGTCAAGTGATGGTTTAGAATCATTAGTATATCCAGCGATTGGAGGTATAGAAACTAAACATAAAAATTGTCGCGCCGTACAATCGTATGAAATAGCTAGTGTTAAAGAATTATGTAATATGTTAACACCTGTTGAACGTAGTGTTGCTTATACAACTGTAGACCCGAAAACTAGTGCTAGTTTTGCTAATACAGGTAGAAAGTTGACACCGTTTGCTTGGATGGATAAAGGTGCTAATGATATGATATGGTACAATTATATGTATCAAATAATGGCAATATTTCGATATGCTCGAGGTTCTGTGCGTTTTGCTTGTTTAAGTGATCGTGCTATAGCTGCTACAGCTAATTTAGGAGATGTTCGATCAGCGTGGGATGGTAATATATTTAGTGATTACACACAAGATGTATTTTTTGATTCGGGAGATTTAACTGAAATTACAACTGGTTCTCATTTGTTTTTTGATTTGCGTTCCCAACCTGCTGATATAGTTATACCCTATTATTCTAATGTTAAATGTTTGCCTCAAACATACAATGTTAAGAGCGGAACAACACCTGCATATCCCGTTATTCAAGAGGCACCATGGTATACTGATGCTGCAATACTTCTACGTTTGCCTGTTCCAGCTAATACCCCTAAGGGCACTGAAATTGCCAAAATAGTATGGTTGGTTGCTGGTGGTGATGACTTACAATTAGGTTACCAATTACCCGTACCACGTACGCGATTTTCT